GGTATCGTTACATGTAATAGAAATGACTTTTTAAAAGGCTTACTTGCATCATTACCGCGTGAACAGATAGATGAATTAGTAGTTGTAAATGACGGTAAGGCTGAGAATCAAATAGAAGTGCCAGGTATCTGGTTACAGAATGAAGTTAACTTAGGTGTTGGTAAATCTAAGAATAAAGCAATGAAGCATTTATATGATGCAGGTTGTGATTATATCTTTATTATTGAAGATGATATGATTATTAAGGATAAGACTGTATTCCAGAGATATATTGAAGCTTATCAAAAATCAGGTATTGAGCACTTTAATTACGGTCCGGGTTCACCATTTAACCGTAAACAAACCATTAAAGACTTTGATTTACATAACAGACACTTACTAGACCAGCACAGTGAACCAAACCCGAAACTAATTATAGATTACGGTACAATAAAGATAGCATTATATGAGCATACAGTTGCAATGTTTTCGTTCTTTACACGTAATGTATTAGAAAAGGTAGGTTACATTGATGAAGAGTTTTATAATGCCTGGGAGCACGTAGATCATACATACCGTATTATCAAGGCCGGGTTTCATCCTCCTTTCTGGTGGTTTGCTGATATAGCTAATAGTGAAGACTACTTAACTGAAGCACCTGGTGCAATTGATAACTCTTCTATTGCTAATAAGACAGAACAATGGCAAAAGAATGTGTATGGTGGTAGGGAAATATACTTAAAGAAGCATGGCCACTACCCTAACCAACCACCTTACGTAACAAAAGAACAAGTTATACAAACTTTAAAGAATTTAAAAAATGATAAAAAATAGTTGCATATTCTACTTAGTAAATAATAGTCCTATCCATTTAAGAAGACTATATGTAAGTTTAGATCTTCTTAAAGCCAATGTACTGAACAAATATCCTTATCCAGTTGTATTTGGCCATGAAGGATTACCACAAGATGTTGTCGACTCAATTAAACAACATGCCCCTGAAAATCACTTCTTCTATAATGTAAAGTTTAAAGTACCAGATTATAGTGATGATATTAAAAGTCAGATACCGGAAAGGTTTAAAGGTCACTGGGATGAAAGTGCTTTCTTTTCTTTAGGTTATAGACATATGTGCAGATTTTTTGCCGGTGATCTTTTTAAACATACTTTTTTTGAAAAGGTAAAGTATATTATGAGATTAGATTGTGACTCATATATTCATAGTCCATTGACTTATGACCCCTTTGAAGTAATGAGTAAAGGCAAACACGTTTACGGTTATCTTGGCACTGAAACAGATATGGATTACGTAATTGAAGGCTTCAATGATGCTTGTAAGACGTATTTCAAAGACAAGTACGATCCAAGTACATACAACTTAATGTACCAGACTCATTTTTTTGTTGCTGATGTACAGTACTTTAAGAATAGTGAGTATATTAAGTTCTTTGATTACGTGGATCAAACAGGTAACATTTATATTAAGAGATGGGGTGATGCAGTAATTCAATACCAAGGCATTACCAACACTGTTAATAGTGATCAGATTTATCAGTTTGATGATCTAGCTTATAGACACGGAGGTGACTTTTGAAAATAGCCATATTAGTACCGTCTAGAGAAAGAATGAATAGACGTTTGACTATGCTCATGTCTATTCTTACCACGGTTAAAGACATTAATAACGTAAATGTTTACTTTGGTGTTGATGAAGATGACCCAACAAGAGACATTATTAAAAAAGTAGCTTCAGCTATACCTTGTGTAAAAGTTGTTGATATTAAAAATGATAAAAAGTTTATTGGTTTAGGTAAGATGTGGAATCTTTGCGTAGATGCTTCAACAGAAGAAATCATTTCAATGATTGGCGATGATATGGTGTTTAAAACACCTGGTTGGGATGAAATGCTTATTAATGAATTTAAAAACATGCCATCTGATAACATTTTAGGCGTTCATTGTAATGATGATTGCCATGGTGAAAAATTGGCTGTAAACTTCTTCTGTCATAGACAATATGTCAATGTAGTGGGTAAGTTTATGAGAGAAGAATTTAAGATTAATTGGATTGATCAATGGTTACATCAAGTGTTCAGTTCCGTCGGTAGATTGAAGTATAGAGGTGACATTATGATTGAACACCGCCATTGGGTACTAGGTAAAGATAAAAAAGACGGAGTAGCTGATAGAATGGCTGTTGCTGATGCCAACAAGATTAGTGATAAACTCTGGTATGATTTAGTACAAGAAAGAATTGAAGATGTTAAAACATTAGCCAGTTACCTAAAAAAGAATCCAGACTGGAGTAAAGTTGATACGGCTGGAGGCAACATTAATGGCTGAAATTACAAGAAATGACATCTTTGGAGCAATAATCATCCAAGCCGTTAAAGAATTTAAATTAGCTAAGTGTTTAGAAATTGGTTCTTGGGACGGGCTTGGATCAACTCAATGCTTCATAGAAGGTATGAAAGATTTACCTGACCGTCATTTAGATTGTATTGAGATAAACAGAGATAGGTTTAAAGAGTTAATTTACAATACATACCAGTATAAAGGTTGGGTAGATTGTTATAATAAATCATCTATAAGTTATGATGACATGCTTCATAAAGACTTTAATGAAATATGGAGCTCACCTTATAATAAATTTGAGAATACTAAAAAAGAAACAGCAAATGGATGGTTTAAAGGCGAGTTAATTACTATATTATCAAATGACGGGTTTATAACTCCTGGTATGAAATATGACGGGGTGTTAATAGACGGTGCTGAGTTTACAGGATATAGTGAGTTTAAACTTCTTAAAGATAATGTAAATGTTTTCTTTTTAGATGATTATTTTAGAGCGTTTAAAACAAATCAGGTTGTAGAAGAATTAAGCAATGATAGTGATTGGGAAGCAGTAGCTATAAATCCAAATTTAAGGAATGGGTTTGCTATTTTTAAACGTAAGCAATTTGTATGAAAACAGTAGGTATAGTGCAACCGGGTAAACTTGGAGATTTAATTATTTGTCTACCAATTGCAAAGTATTATAGTGATAATGGATATAAAGTTATATGGCCTGTATTTAAAAACTTTTTACCCATGTTTGAGGAAGTAGCAAGTTATGTAACCTTTTTACCAGTTACTGATAATGTATATGAATGCGTACCTCAAGCTTTTGAATTATTAAAACAATATGACTTAGATAAAATAATTGATATAGCTGCTACATTTCCAGGAAGCAAATGTACAGATGAATATGTTAAATTAGGTGACGGATTTGGTCCTGAAAAGTTTGACGAGTTTAAATATAGATTAGCCAATGTACCTTTTAAAGAGAAATGGAATTTACAATACAAACGTAATAAAGATAAAGAAGAAGAAGTCTTTAACTTATACGTAAAAGAAAAGAAGTATGATGTAGTTGGCATTAAACATTCAAGAGGACAATTAAACGTGCAATTTTTAAGTAAAAATCAAGTCATCCATATAAATGAAAAACATAGCATTTTTCATTGGCGTAAAGTACTAGAAAAGGCTAAATGTATTGCTTTAGTAGATAGTGCAATGGCTAACTTAGTTGAACAGTTAAATTTAGATAATAAAAAGATATTTCTAACTAAACCTGGACAACCCACACCTACACTACATAATCAATGGGAGATTAAATGAGAATTGGTTTTACAATAGTTCTAAACGGTCTTAGACATTTACAACATAACGATTATTACCGTACGTTAATCAATAATCTCGATTATTGGATTATAGTTGAAGGTGTATCTTTACCTACAGGATCAACTTCTTGGTGTAAGGAGTTACCTAAAGATATGCATACCAACTACTTATCTAATGACGGTACATCAGAATTTTTAAATACAATAAAGAGCAATAAGGTTAGAATTATTAGACCATTAACTGATAATTTTGAACTTAGACCTTGGAAGAATAAAGACGAACAAGTCAATGCTGCAATAACAGAAATTAAAACCATTACCGACTCTTGTATGTTGTGGCAAATAGATGTTGATGAGCAATGGAGTTACACACAAATGGTAGATGCAGAAAATCATTTACTGAAAAATGGTGGTAAGACAGGATGCTTTTACTGTAACTATTATGTTGGTAAAAATCAGCAAGTATTTGGTCAATGGGGTGAAGGTAAAATTGAACCATACAGAAGATTGTGGGACTGGAAAGGTGAAAGATTTATTACTCATGAGCCTCCAAAACTTGAAGGTAAAAATGGTCCAGGATTATTATTACCTCAAAGATTTGAACATTATGCTTACTTTTTTGAAGAGGATGTAAGGTTTAAAGAAGCTTATTACAGTGGTTATGAAGGTTTAGTAGATCGTTGGAAAAAGGTTCAAAATAACCGAGATGTATTACCGGTCAAAGAGTTATTAGGACCTAATACATGGTGGAGTACCACGCAAACGTATATAAAATACGTTAATGATCGTTGAAGGCAATAACTTTATTTCTCACTATTTAAAAACTGGCAAACCTTTATGCGCTGGTAAAATAGGGGTCACAGAACTTAACCTATTATATTGTGAGCATAATTTGCAAAATGCTGCTAGATTTTTACCGCATTTACAACATGAGGTAGAAGACATTGCAGGTTTATATCCTTATAATAAAGAAACCACTATACAGTTTGCAAAAGATATGAAGGATGCTTTGAAAGAAGTAGACTTAATACCTAAATGGAATAAAGTTAATCCTGTTTTTGAAAAATACGTATTTGAAGAGTACTGCAAAAATGCTCACTTTACAGAACTACAGCATTTAGAGCCTTACTTTTTTGATAAACCTTGGACAAATTATCTCGATGGTAAAAAAGTATTGGTAATGAGTCCATTTGCAGAGTCTATTCAAAACAATTTTTTAAATCTTGAAAAAATTTGGAACGGTAAAATTAAACCTAACTTTGGACTTAAAACTATAAAGTATCCTTTTGCATTAAAGATACAACCAACTCCAATGTATAGTACTTCAGATGAAGTGTATAAAAAGTACTTAGATATTTTACGTAAAGAAGATTTTGACGTAGGTATATTTGGCACCGGGTATACCTCATTATTGTTTACTGCTGAAGCTAAACGTATGGGTAAGGCAGGAATACATTTAGGGGGGTCAACTCAAATATTATTTGGTGTTAAAGGTCAGAGATGGAGAGAAATAAAAGAGTTTCAACCATTCTTTAATGAGCACTGGACAGACCCATTACCATCTGAATTACCGGAAAAAAGAAATATGGTAGAAAATGGCTGTTATTGGTAATGAGCGTATACGTGCAATATGATGAATGGGGTAGGATGGGTAACAGAATGTTTCAGTTAGCCTTTGGTTATTTACTGGCTAAACAAAAAGGTGTAAAACTTAGTCATACCGGTCTACCAAACTTTGAAATAAGACCAAGTGTATTAAGTGCTAACCAGGTTAACGCCATATACATTAAGTCTTACGGAGACAATTATGTTGACATGGATGAGCTGTTAAAAACAGATAAAGACATTGTTGTAAACTCTTTTGTACAGAAAGCAGAATACTACAAACCATTTAGAAAAGATCTTATTAATTTTTTTAATGTTCGTCAACATTCAATTAATAAAGATAAACTTATAGTACATATTCGTGAGACTGACTATAAAGATATTGGAGTGTTCTTGGGTTATGATTTCTATAAAAAATTAATTACCGATTCAGGGTTCACTGACGTTATTATAGTTACTGATAATTCTAAATGTGACACTGTACAGAGATTAGTGAGTGAGGGGTGTAGATTAAATTCAGAAGGCTATGTAGATAAGTTTACACATACAAGTGATGCAAGAGCTATGAACGACTTTGATACTTTATTGCAAAGTGAAAACATTGCCATATCTCAATCATCTTTCTCATGGTGGGCTGCATTTTTAGGTAACCATAAAAATATTATCTTTCCGTATAAGTCAGATGGAGGGATATGGCCTGTTAAGCCACAGAAAGATAACATAGATCTTTATTTTGATTACGGCTCAAGTAAATACCACATAAGCTAATGAACGTAGTACTATTCAACCTTTATGATATACCAGGTTATTTAAAAACCTGTATAAAACAAATTCAGCATTTTAATCCAGATGCTACTATACATCTTATTACAGATAAAAATATACAAGCACCTGGTATAAACTGTTATAATGTGAATCAATTTGGTATTACTTTTGGTTTAGCACAAAAGGTAAAGTTTTTTAAAGATAACAACGTTAAACATCACCGTGAACTTTTCCTATCATCTGCATTAAGGTTTCTTTATATCTATGAATTAGCTAGACATTTAAAACTTGAAGATATCTTTACCTTTGATAACGATGTAATGATATACGGTGATTTGAAAGAGATAGCTAACAGTTTAAAATGGAAGACAAATATAGCTATAACACAGAGTGTAAAGAATGAATTTATTTGCGGGTTTAGCTATTTTAGAAGTCATACAGACCTAACTGAAATTGCTGGTGATATGGAATCGTTCTTGCAATACTCACAGAACGAATTGAAGGATATATTTGGTAATGCATTTACAGGTGATTTTATAAGTGAAATGTCATTACTATTTTATATTAATCAAGTACGCAATTTAAATGCATATATATTACCGTCATTACCTAAAGACAGTTTAAATGGTAGATTAGTTTTTGACTCAATTACTTACGGCCATGTATTAGGAGGATTAAGTCCTAATAACGGCGGTGATGGTACTCCTTTCATAGATAAAAATCATATTACAGCTGATGAACTTTTATTAAACAATGTAAGAGTTGTTTTTCATCCAGACTTAAAAAAGCCATTTATCTATGATAGTGAAGGTAAACAATACGACCTGTTCAACTTACATTTACATAGTAAAAACTTAGACGCATTTAAGAGCTTTTAATATGTCAAAGTGTGTTGTTACATTTGGTAAAGGTCATAACTTTCTAAAAGGTGTAGAAAGATTAAAAACTAAATGTAATGAACTTAATGTGTCTTTTGAAGGATTTACTGAATATCCTGAAGGCTGTCCTGCACATGAAGAGTCTCCTTTTGCATTTAAGTTCTTTTGTATAAGAGAATGCTTAAAGAGAGGTTATAAACAAATACTATGGCTTGATTCAAGTGTTATGATTAAAAAAGACTTAAACAGCGTTTTTCAAATTATAAACGATCTAGGTTATTTTTTTATCAAAAATTGGCATTCAGTTGGGCATTACTGTCATGATAAAGCTTTAAAAACTTTAAACATTACAAGAGAAAAATCTTTTGAAATACCTTGCTTACAGGGCACAAACTTTGGTTTGAATTTTGATAACACAATTGCTGTGGAATTTTTTAACACCTTGTTAGCGTATTCAGTTGATGGGGTAACATTCCCTGGACCGTACGGTAACGCAAACGGTGAAGCATCAAAAGATAAAAGAGTAAGCGGACATAGACATGATCAGATACCAATGGCCGTGACAGCACTAAGATTAAAAATGAATGTATGGTATCCAGCTGAACATGAATGGTTTATGCATGATAGAGACTTTGTAAAAAATGTTGCAAGTACTGTAACAGATAAAATAATGAGTGAATAATATGAACTACAATTACTATTGGAATCCAGATGAATTTATAACAGGCGATAACTTAGAAAAGTTAGGTGACTTTTTATTTGATATAGGTAATTACCTGCACGGTGATCATGGTAGACCTAAAACGTTTTATACAGAAAAGCAATTAATTGACGAACAAGTACAAAAGATAAATGATTTAAAACCTAGAATCATATACGTATATGGTCACGATACGGCAAGATTTTTAACTCAGTTAGATAATATTCATCATGAGTTTGTTTTAATTACTCATAATTCAGATTTAGGAATATTGGATGAATATAGCTGTTTTGTTAATAATAAAAAGATTATTAAATGGTTTGGTCAAAACAATTACATTGATCATCCTAAAGTTATCTCATTACCTATTGGTATAGCAAGAGCAAAATACCCTCACGGTAATGTACAACTGTTAAGTGAAAAGTCTAAGCTACAGGAAAAGAATTATCTTGTATATAAAAACTTTTCAATTGAAACTAATCTATTTGAAAGAACTGAAATAGATAAGATTACAAGAGCTAACGGTATTGGAATGTCACCTTCTGTGCCTCATGAAAATTATCTTGATACAGTAGCAAGGACGGTGTTTACTATTTCACCACCAGGTAACGGAGTAGATTGTCATAGAATATGGGAAAGTCTTTATCTTAAGACTGTGCCAGTTGTAAAGAGACATAGAGTTTTAAAACAGTTTGAAGATTTACCTATATTGTTTATAGATTCTTGGAATGACGTTACTGTCGATTTCTTAAGAAATAATGTTAAATATATAAACGGGTTAAGCACAAAACTTGAAAAACTACATTTCAGTTATTGGCAAAACCTAATTAAAAACACATGACAAGACATCTAGTAACATTTGTAAATTATAACAACGATTATAATACTAAAGAAGATAAAGAACGTTACGCACTGTTTAAACAGTTTAACTCTGAGCGTAATAAAAAGTATTGTGAAATGCACGATATGAAGTACTATGAAGTGGATGAGTCTGTATTTAAAATTCCATTAATGTTTAAGTTAGCTGATAAGCCAGAGTTTGAAGTAAAAAATAATAATCACTTTGCTCGTTGGCAGTTTTTTAGAGATAAAATAGATGATGGTACGTTTAAAGAAGGTGATATCATTCATCACCATGATGCAGATGTGTTTATAGTGCAGACCGATAAAGTAATGCCATGTAATAAAAACTTTACATATGCTATAGACTCAGGCAATACGCACTGTTTTGGAGCTTTTGCTCTTAAGGTAGGTGACTTTGCTAATAAACTTATTAACTTAATGCTTAGTAGAGAGAGATTTGATAAATTAACTAAGTTAAAATTTTATAAAGAGAATGACGGTGGTGAGGTGTTCTTTTATTGGGGTGATCAACAAGCTTATTACATTGCATGTGGTATTAAATGTCATAGCTGGGTACCATTCTTCTATTTACCTAATAACGGATTCTATACATACCAAACTGAACATGTAGCATTTACATTACAAGAACTTTTAGATAATGTAGAAATTTTAGGCGTTGAATGGAACACAACTCACCTAGTTGATGAATCTGGTAAGAACGGAAGACACGATGATTTTGATATAGTTCGTTCAACCAAAGACAAAACAATACTAAGACATTTTGCAGGCGGTCAGCAATGGAGATTTGAACAGTATTCAAAAGAGTATCCTTTATAATGCGTAATGTTTTTATAGACTGCGGTGCAAATGTTGGTACTGGTTATGAAAGAATTAACAGTGCTCGTAATTTTACCAATTACGAAGTAATAATGTTTGAACCAATTAAGAGTTGCTATGAAGAGTTAGTTAAAAAGTATAAACACTTCACGATTTATAATAAAGCAGTCTGGATTGCAGATGAGATAAAAAGTTTTGGTGTTGAAGCCGGTCAAGGACATTCAAGCAATTTACTAGGTAACAACTATAACAGACATTTAAATCAACACAATCCTTGGGACGAAGTAATGGTAGAATGTATAGATCTGCCAAACTATATAAAAACTAATTTTAATACCGATAATAATATCTTTTTAAAATTAGATATTGAAGGTGCTGAATATAATATTTTAGATAAATTCATAGAACTTAATATGCTAAACTATATTAAAACTATTAATGTAGAGTTTCATGATCACATGTTATTTGATAAACCTAAGCACGATAATGAATACTATATAAATTATCTAAAAGAAAAAAACGTGGAGATCTTTATATGAATAAAATAAATGAAATAACAATTTGTTTACATTGCGGTTGTTCTAAACCTGTCGTTGATAGACAAATGGCTTTACTCAAGCCTTTAGAAAGCAAGTACAAAGTGCATTGGAATAATAGAATAGATAGATTTCCAAGAGCTTACTCTTCATACTCACAATTAATTAACCATTCAATTGCTACAAGCCCTTCTGAGGTTATGTTATTGTTAAATGATAGAACAATACCAAAGGTGGAAGAAGCAGAAAAAATTATCAATCATTTAGAGAACGGATTTGCTTGTTCTTTTATATACAATGTTGGGTTTATGGGTTTCACTAAAGAGTTAGTAAGAACTATTGGATGGTGGGATGAGAGATTTTTAAATGGTGGGTGGGAAGATAGAGATTGGGTTTTTAGAATGAAGTTAGCTAACTTAGCTTTATATGAAAGCTTAGAGGGTGAATATGAAACACATTGGAAATCACCTTTACAAATTGCTGATGGTTGTGCTAAATCAGGTCCTGTTTGGTTACAGAAGTATGATCAAGGGCCAAGACCAGATGTATGGACTGTAGGTACCGGGCCTGTTATCTATAAACGGTTAAGAGAAGAGTCTTATCCACATTGGCAGCAAACTTTAGGACCTGCTAGAGATGATATAAGACAATCGTGGATGACTTGGGACAAATCAGTGCTTAACTTATTTTACGCAGGTACAGAAAACCCACGCGGTGGACCGTCAGCTTCTGGCATGATAAATAATAGAGAAATAATTGAAAAATATGACTAAAAAAGTTTTAATTACAGGCGGTGCAGGTTTCTTGGGAACCTATGCTGTAGAAAAATATCTAAGTGAAGGGTGGGAGGTAACTGTTATTGATAACTTTTCTACAGCTGTTATTCCTAAAGATGATGCTTTATTAGGTAAAGTTAAACTTATAGAGAATGATATACTTAACGTTGATACTAGTGCGTTAGGTAAATTTGACCTACTAGTTCATTTAGCTAGCCCAGTAGGTCCTGTAGGCATATTAAAACATTCAGGGTTAATGGCTAAGTATATTTTAGATGACATATATTGGGCTATTGATTGCGCTAAAAATAATAAATGCCCTTTAATATTTGTTAGCACATCAGAAATATATGGTTATAGACCAACACCGGTATTATTAAAAGAAGACGATGATAAATTGCTTACCGGTGACTATAAAGTAAGAAATGAATATAGTATGGCTAAATTATTAGCTGAAATTGTACTAAGCAATACAGCTAAAGTTTCAAATATCAATTATCAAATTATTAGGCCATTTAACATTAGTGGTGCTCGTCAGTTAATGACAGGTGGGTTTGTTTTACCAACATTTGTTAATCAAGCCCTGGGTAAGAAAGACATAACAGTGTTCGGTAATGGAGAACAAGTGAGAGCATTTACACATGTAAAAGATATTATTGATGGTATTTACCTTACTAGCATTACGGATAAAATGAATCAAATATGGAATATAGGTAATGCTGATAATACAACTACTATAAATGATATGGCGCAGAGAGTTAAAGCTTTTACTAAAACTGAATCTAAAATTATTAAAGTAGATCCAAAGACAATTCACGGACCTTTATATGAAGAGGCTTGGGATAAAATACCGGATGCCAATAAGATAAAAAATGAATTAGGATGGAAGCCTAAGTACGATGTGGATTATATAATTAACGATGTAATTAGTTATTATGAATCAAAATGCTAAAAAAATAGGAATAGTAGGTTACGGTGAAATAGGTTCATCGTTAGAAAAATGCTATTTAGGTAAAAATTTTGACGTACGTGTTAGAGACATTGTACGTGATGATGGTTTAGAAAATTGCAATATTTTAAATATCTGTATACCTTATAAAGATGAATCATTTATTGATATCGTTTCTTATTATATTAAAAATTTAAACCCTGGTCTTACTATTATTCATTCGACAGTAATACCTGGAACAACTTTAAAGATAATAGAAAAAACAGGCAATAATAATATTGTACATAGCCCTGTGAGAGGAGTTCATCCTAAACTATATGAAGGGTTAAAAACTTTTGTCAAGTATATAGGCAGTGAAACCTTTCAACCGGCAGTAGAGGCATCAAAGCATTTTAACGAACTAGGTATATTAAATGAAGTTATTTTAAGTACCAAATCAACTGAGTTAGCTAAAATTTTATGCACCACTTATTACGGTCTCTGTATTGCATGGCATGATGAAGTAAACAGAATATGCAAAGAACAGGATGTATTGTTTGAGAATGTAATGACAAAGTGGAATACAACTTACAATGATGGTTACGAAAAGCTTGGTATGAAGCACGTAAATAGACCAGTTTTATATCCTCCAGTTGATAGTAAAATTGGCGGTCATTGTGTGATACCTAATGCTGAACTTTGTAAGACATTTTTTGAGAGTACAGTTTTAGATTATATTCTAGAACGAAAGTAGTTGAGTTTAATAGGAATGTCTTTATAATCGGGATATGATTATTAAAGACATTCCTGTATATGACGGTTTATTAATTCATAAGAGATTTGCTTACAATTACTTTCGTAAGAAAACATTACCAATTGGTAACATTGTAGCTTTTAGAGCTCCTATGAATGTACAAGCTGATGGTATGATTGATAGTGAAGATATTTTGCAAAATGACTTTATCTATAGTGATGATGCAATTAACTTTTGCTGGGAAATACCTAACTTAGACCCATTCGGTGCAGTTGCATATCAGAGACTTTTTAATACTCAAATTGCTAATATTTTAAATACTATTATTAAAAAACCTATTGAAGTAGATGGTGACGATCTTTTAGTACATACAGAGTTTGAAGGTAGTGATGGATCAATTCAAAAGGTAGGTAAGTGCAGTGTAAGTATTACTATTTCAAAGAATAATGTTGCATTAGGACATACTGGTATTAATATTAATGCCGGGCGTAAGGCTCCTAACTTTGCATATAGTACTGGACTTACTGATGAGCAAGCAGATCAGTTTATGAAAACCGTTATTGATATGTTTTACGCGTTAAATGACGACATCTTTATTGCAACGACAAAAGTAATAGCATGAAGAAGAAAACAAGTGTTGGCTGGTTAGTTGAGGTGCAGAAAGATGAAAAGACAAAAGAAATGTTCATTCAACTACCAGCTGCACTTTGTCAGCAAATGGATTTAAACGAAGATGATAATATTATCTGGGAAGAAAATCCTAACGGTACCTGGCAAGTAACTAGAGTAAAAAAGAAATGACCATATTTGATTACATAGGTTCAATCATTAACACCAAGAAGAAGATAGAGTTAAACTGTGATGATGAGTCACAGTTTAGTATCTTCATGGTTAATAGATGGTTATCTTTTTATTCAAATGAAGTATCAAACTATGTAAATGAAACTTCTAACCGGTATGCTAACTTATTCTCTACCAAGCAAGAACAGTATGATTTTCTTTACCACGTCTTACCTAAGCTAAAGTTTAAAAAGATTAACTATTTAAAGAAAGTGAAGAAGGAAGATAAGGAAGAAAAAGAAAAACCTTACATACCTGAGTTTATGAGTAGAGCTGAGTATGAAAGAAACCTTGAACTTCTAAGCGTTATTGGTAAATAATTGTATGGCACAAGTATCTGTTGACGTATTAGAAACGAGAAAGAGTTTAATTGACTTAGATTCTTACGGTAAAGGTAATTTCGGTATGGGTGAAGACTTCACCTTATCTTTTATTTTTGATGACATTGTACTAGTAGAATTCATCGATGAAGTTAGTGATAACTCAGGCGATGCAGTAGTACGTAACGGAATTTTCGTACCAACAAACGCTTTAATTAAAGCTTGGAGAAAGGCTAAAGTAATTTTAGCAGGACCAAGTGTAAAGTATTGCAAGCCAGGCGACATAGTAATCTTTCCAAATGATAAAGGTGCTTCAGTATCTAACATTGAAGTGGAAGGTTATGGTAAGCTTAAAAAAGGAGTATTTTTAAACGAACAAAGATTATTCGGAATTTGTAAGCAAGTATCTACGGAATCTAAAGCAGAAACTTTTATTAATGAAAACGACATTGCAGGGACTAAGAACAGTACTAAGAGAAAACGTCTGTGAGATTGTTTTCATTAGAAGACGTCCAAAACCAGGCAAACCTCCTATGAGACGTATGCTATGTACTCTTGATGACAGAATTTTAAATTCTGAAAACGGTAGACTTGCACTCAATTATAAACCAGCAGGTGGTCCTATGCCATATAACACAGATGCAAAAAACTTATTACCAGTTTGGGATATTTTTATGCAGGACTGGAGAATGGTAAGCATGGATAATTGTGACATTGTTACCACGATTAAAGAACAAGACTTTTGGAAATATTTTAACGACACTTTACTAAAAATGTCTCCTGAACAGAAAATAGGATACATGGATTCATGAATAAAGAAACTGAAAAATTAATCTTTAACTTTTTACAAAGAGAAGTAGTTTTCTTTATTAACAAAGAAAAGCCAATTAAATCTGGTAAACTTCTCATTTTTAGATTTAAAGATTTTTATTTCAACTTCATTATTAAGAGTAACAATACAAATAAGATATTTGAAATACCTTATCCTTTTAAAGTAGAGCAAGGTCATAACTGTTTAGTATTTTCATATACACTGGATGACTTTTCTCAGAAGAACATGGACTTATATTATAAAGCACTGTTGTTGAAACCTAAAAAGAAAAATAAATTATACAATTCAACAGTTGTTTTATCTGCACTTAACTAATATAATAGACGGGTGTTAAGTAAATACCTTTCAAGATTCCCGGACGGATACAATCCGAGCAAACAGCAAATTGAGTTAATTAAACGTGCTGAAGATGCTTTTGCTCAGGGCTACAAGTACGTCATATGCAGTGCTCCTACCGGTTCAGGTAAGAGCTTTTTATCCAAAACAATGGGTAATGTGGCTACAGGATGTACTGCTGAGTTTAAAAACTTAATTAACACATACGAAGCATTTAAACAGGACTATGTTGGCAACTATACTAAAGAGATTGATTGTATGAAGGAGCCCCCTTTTGGGGCATTTGCTTTAACTATTACAAAGTCTTTACAAGATCAGTATCAAAAGCTATTTGAAGAGACTCCTTTACTTAAAGGTAAAAACAATTATCAGTGTGCAGTGGATGTGAATGTGGATGTAGAAAATGCACCTTGTATGATAACTCCAAAGATGAAAGAAGGGTGCTGGAGTAAGAATTTATGTCCTTATTATAATGCTCGTAATATTGCATTAACAAGCAATTTTGCAGTACTAAACTATAAAATGTTTTTAGCATTGCCCGGGCACGTTAAACGTAAAAACTTTATAGTATGTGATGAAGCTTCAGAACTGGAAGATGAATTAGTAAAACAGTTTTCAGTTTTTATTGACCCAGATAGATTAAAACTATACGGTGTGAAAGTACCTTACCTCTATAATACTGAACCTGAAAATGTACACCGCTGGCATAACTGTGTAATGGTTGCTGTGAGTGAACAAATTGAGGCATTAACTGATAGGTTTAATAGTAAAACAGCTTCGTTGAATATAAACGAAAGAATAAAATTAAATTGGCTTAAAAACTTACACCGTACTCTTATCTTAATTGATGAAACGTGGGGTAGTTGTGAGTATATATGTCAAAGAGAAAATAAAACAGTACGTTTAACACCTCTTAGAGTTAATACGCTTTCAAAGTATATTTTTGATTATGCTGAAAATGTACTATTAATGTCAGCCACAATTATTGACCATAAAAATTATGCAAAGTCTTTAGGCATTAAAGAATACAAGTACATTGAGGTAGATAGTACTTTTGATGCAAAGAAAGCTCCTATATACGTTTCCGTTACTAATAAGCTTAACCAGGGTAACATAAAAAGGCTTATGCCTAAGTTACTAAGTCAGATTGAGAGTATATGCGAAGATCATAAAAATGATAAAGGTCTAATACATACGCATACCATGGAAATTACTAAGGAGCTTCAAAGGAATCTCAAAGGTAAGAGGTTCTTATACAGAGATGGAGAGTTAAAGAATGAACTTATTCTCGACAATCATTTCAAGTCAAAGGAAGCCACTGTTATTGTTAGCCCCTCTATGACCTTTGGTGTAGACCTGAGAGATGATTATGCAAGGTTTCAGATTATAGTGAAAGCAGCATATCTACCTTTAGGAGACATAAGAATACAACGTTTAGCTAAAGAAGACCCTACCTGGTATACTAATAAGATGCTTTGTAATTTAGTACAGGCCTGTGGTAGAGGTATTAGAAGTAAAGAAGATTATTGCGTTACTTATATACTTGATGCTAATGTGTATGAAGAGGTAGTTAAACATAAAAACAAACTCCCAAAGTACTTTATAGATAGGTTTGTTTAAATATAATAGTAATGACGTTTAAAGAGCATTTTAATAAAACCCAAATTCAAGAAGAAGGAATTGGTAACTTTTTAAAAGGAGCAGCTTTATCAGCTGGGTTAGCATTAGGTGCACCTGCAGTAGGGCACGCTCAAGTAACATCAAATATGCTATTTCCTCAAATTGTCAAACACGAAAAGTTAACACACCATGTATATAGAGACACAAAAAATCACCCTACGGTTGGTATCGGTGTTAATTTAGATGACGTAAACAATAGAAAGACTTTAGCTAAAATGGGCGTTGATGTGAATGCTTTAGTTAAAGGTAAAATAGATTTAAACGATAACCAAATAAAACAATTGTACGAAATTAACTTTAATAGAGCTCTTGCTGATGCTGAGAAGTTTTTACCTAATTTAGGTAGTTTACCTCTAAACGTACAAAAAGCAATTATTGATATGTCGTTTAATTTAGGGTATAATAAATTATCCCAGTTTAAAGCATTGAAAGATGCTTTATTGAAAAACGATTTTGAGTTAGCTTCAAAAGAAATGTTAAACAGTCTTTGGGCTAGACAAGTAAAAGGTAGAGCAGTTGAACTAGCCAATATGGTTAGAACTTCTTCTTAAGACGATTCTTTTTTAATTTAATTCTATCTTTAGGTAGTTTAAAAATTGCAGCTTTAGGTGGTTGTATACTATAAGCACCGCCAACTTGATTCTTAGGAGAGTTCAAATTAAAGTTCTGTGCACCTACAGATGCATTCGTATGCCTGGTAGGCATTCTATTATCGTATGGTGCAACTCTAGCTTCAGTTACTTTTTTTTTGGCTTTTTGCTTTCAATCTTCTGAGCTTTTTCTTTGCTCATTTTAACAGCTACTTTTTTACCGCCAACCATTGTGGTCTTTTCACCAGCCATAGCAGCTTTAGCTACTTTATCAACAAATTCGTTACCGTCTTCATCTTTTTTTTCTGATAGGTATGTGTTTACTAGTTGGTCAAATTTCATATTATTTCTTCTTTTTAATATTTAATGCAAAGTTAGCGCGTTTCTTTTCAAGAGCAGTACCATGTGCTTTTAAACCTTTTAACTCACTAGTTGTCATTTTCTGGCCCTTTTTCTTATGCTCCTGTTTTCTAAGAGCACCTTTTTTGATACCCTTTACAGCTTTTTTAACCCAATTTTTCTTGGCTTCTGTCAATATTTCTTCAACTAGTAGATTGAACTTCATGTTATTATTTATATAATGAGGGTATGAATAAAACAAAAAAGCTCACTTGCATCATAACAGGTAAGAGCATAGTTATAAGCGGTGAGTATCTTCAGAAGAAGATAGAAGAGTACGGTACAGAAGAAATCTTAGATAAGATGTATGTCTGTAAAGAAGTAAAAGGTTTCTTAAAAAGAGGTTACAAAATTCTAGAAATTAGAAAGCTTCTTAATGTACCTGCTGATGAAGACTTGCCAGCTAAAGATATTATAGATGCATTGGAAGCAGAGTATCAAAAGACAGCAATCAAAGTAAATGATATTAGTAGCTCTGTTAGTGCGCTTACATCTTTTACCTATAATAAATCGGATGAAGATGTTGAAAAATTCATTAACACATTTATAATTAAGTAACAACATGAATACAGTATACTCAATGATTAAAAAAGATGACAGTAAGTTGGCAATAGTTAATACTGCCAATGGTCAGACACGTAAATTGCTTACTGTAGATGGTATAATAACTAGCGGACCAAACATATCTGGAGAGATAGCTACCGTGCAAGTAAAGAAAGGCAACGTTGTTAAGATGTATGTTTATGATTTAAAGTCAGGTAACGTAAAAAGAATTTTCACAGTATGATAGATATAGAATTAATACACGAACCAGTTTCTGAAAAAGAATTTATAACATTACCATATAATAAGTATCCGATACTATTTTTAGGCTTTGTTATTCATAACGAATACGATAATAAAAGAATTGAGCTAAATCCAAAATATAACCCTCAAAGTTTTTTTCATATCACTAAAGCAGGTCCTCATTTGCAGGTACTTCCTTTAAAAGGGGTGTTACTAAAACCTAACGCTAGTATGGTGAAGGTTATTAATGCTATTGTTAATCAAGAGAAAACCGGTAATATAGGATTAGTAACTTATGAGAATTTAATTTCGCAATATAACCTTTCGTGTAAGAATACGTATAAACATTTTCAGAAAGGTGTATATCCTATAGATTTTAACAATCTAAAAAGTATATGCGATGATAGTTTTAACGAAGATAAAAAAATATTCCAGCACTTATTGAACTTAAAAGAGGATGTCTTTGATTTCCAAAAATTTGCCTCTTTGAAATTGTTTATACTTTCTGTATAGGCTTTTCGGTTTACCATTAAATAATTTTCCAACTATGATTTTTAACGAACAGATTTCCCGCAAACCAAATCACTATCCATGGACAGAAGATTTTATTGAATCCATGCATAATGGATTCTGGACTGACAAGGAGTTCAGTTTTAAATCAGATGTGCAGCAATTCAAAGTTAAGCTAACAGATCAAGAAAGAGAAATTATTATCCGTACTCTCTCTGCTATTGGTCAAATAGAAGTTGCTGTGAAAACATTTTGGGCAAAATTAGGAGAAAATTTACCCCATCCTTCGTTGCAAGATTTGGGCTACGTTATGGCTAACACAGAAGTTATTCATAACAATGCTTACGAAAGATTGCTTACAGTTTTAGGCCTTGAAGAAGTATTTGAAGAGAATTTAAAGCTTGAATGGATACAAGGCAGAGTAAAGTATCTTAAAAAGTACACACATCGTTTTTACAAAGAACATAAAAAGCAATACCTATATGCTATTATTCTCTTCACTTTATTTGTAGAAAACGTTTCATTAATGAGCCAGTTTTATATTATTAACTGGTTTGCACGTAATAAAAACGTACTTAAAGACACTGACCAACAAGTTAAGTATACTCGCAACGAAGAGAACATACATGCTTTAGTTGGTATAAAAATTATCAATACCATTAGAGAAGAATATCCAGAACTTTTTGATGACGAGCTTACAGAAAGAATACTCTCTGAAGCCAAAGAAGCATACGAAAGTGAAGCTAAAATTATTGATTGGATGGTTAACGGTATCAAGGAAGATGGTTTATCAGCAGCTCACTTAAAAGAAGTAATAAAAGACCGTATAAATGAATCTCTCAAAAGTATTAACTTACCTACCGTATTTGAAACAGATGAAAAGTTACTTAAAGACACTGCATGGTTTAATGAAGAGTTGTTAGGCAATAATATGACCGACTTTTTTCATTCCCGTCCCGTTGAATATTCAAAGAAATCTCAAAGTTTCTCGGAAGACGATCTGTTTTAATCTAACCTCTATATTATAATATAATTATGTCAAACAAAGATATCTATTGGCTAAATAATGACTCACGTAAATTTCTTGCAAGAGGTTACCTATTAGAAAACGAAACCGCTGAACAGCGTATTAGAGATATTGCTGAAAAAGCAGAATACTATCTCAACTTGCCTGGATTTGCAGATAAGTTTGAAGGTTATATGCATAAAGGTTTTTATTCTTTAGCATCTCCTATTTGGGCTAACTTTGGCCGTAAGCGTGGTTTGCCAATATCTTGTTTCGGTTCTTATGTTGATGACGACATGGACGCTATTCTATACAAAATGGCAGAAGTGGGAGCAATGTCAAAATCAGGTGGTGGTACATCCGGTTACTTTGGTGCAATCAGACCGCGTGGTGCATTAATTGGTTCAGGTGGCGAATCTACCGGTGTACATCATCAGTTAACAGTATTTGAATCATTAACTGATTACATTTCACAAGGCAATGTACGTAGAGGTTCATTTGCTGCGTACCTACCAATTGACCATAAAGACATTGAAGAGTTTTTAAAGATTAGAAGTGAAGGCGATACTATTCAGAACCTTTCCATTGGCGTCTGCGTTACTGATAAGTGGTTCAAACAAATGGTTGACGGCGATAAAGAAAAACGTCGCATATGGGGATTAGTAATTAAGAAACGTTTTGAATCTGGTTACCCATATATCTTCTTTACAGATAATGCTAATAAACAAGCACCAAAAGTTTATAAAGATAAAGGTTTAAAAATACATCATAGCAATCTTTGTACAGAAATCATGTTATCTAATGGTGTTGATGAATCATTTGTATGTGATTTGTCTTCTCTAAACTTTGAAAAATGGGATGAATGGAAAGAAACTGATGCAGTAGAAACGTTAGTTTACTTCCTAGATTCAGTAATGACAGAATTCATCAATAAGACAGAAGGTATGAAATTCATGGAGCATCCAAGAAACTTTGCTATCAATCAGAGAGCTCTTGGTATTGGATCGTTAGGTTGGCATACATACCTGCAATCTAAAATGATTGCTTTTGAATCAATGGAAGCTAAACTTTTAAATACACAAATTTGGAAGTTTGTACGTACTAAAGCAGATTTAGCATCTGAACAACTAGCTAAAGAGTACGGTGAGCCGCCATTACTTAAAGGTTATAACCGCCGTAACGTTACTACATTAGCAGTAGCACCTACAACATCTAGTTCATTTATATTGGGTCAAGCATCACCTTCTATTGAACCTTTAAACTCTAATTACTTCACAAAAGATTTAGCTAAGGGTAAATTTACTTATAAGAACCCTTATCTTGAAAAATTATTAGAAAGTAAAAATAAGAACACAGATGCTGTTTGGAAGTCTATACTTGTAAAAGGTGGCTCAGTGCAGCATTTAGAGTTTTTATCTTCAGTAGAAAAAGACGTGTTTAAGACTTTTGGTGAGATAAGCCAGAAAGAAATAGTAATTCAGGCAGCAGCACGTCAAAAGTACATTGATCAAGGTCAATCATTAAACTTAATGATACCGCCAAATACTAAACCAAAGGATGTTAACGACTTGTTAATCTTTGCTTGGGAGAACGGTATCAAGAGTCTTTACTATCAACGTTCTGCTAACCCGGCACAAGAATTAGCACGTTCTATTTTAACATGCTATAGTTGTGAATCATAACACTTTTTTTATTATATAATATTGTGGACGGTAGCTGTACTTGCAATAATATTACATATAGAGAAATAATTCATTTAGTAGATAAACATGATGATATTAAGTCTATAGAAGACTTACAACAATATTGTCACTGTGCTGATAGATGTTCTCGTTGTTATTCGGATATAAAAGAAATTATTGATTTATTTAGAACAGAGAAATAAATAATTTTGCGGGCACTTAATCCGCAAAATTATGACTAAACTAACTACATATAAATACAATCCGATAAGCAACATTGAACGGCTTTTTCAAGAGCAATTCAATCTATTCCCGATCTTTCATGATCTGGAAGAAGTATATAGAACAGGAGACACGGTCCGTTTTTCACAAGATGAAAAAGGGATGACTGTTGATATTGACCTACCAGGGGTCAGTAAAGAAAATACAGAAATGAATGTCGATACTAACACTAGAGACATTTATATTACTGCTAAGAAAATAGTAAGAGACCAACAAGGCCAAACAACAAAGACCTTCAATAGAAGCTTTGGCATTGGTAATGAGTTTGATCTTACTAATGTGTCAGCAAAACAAGTGGACGGGGTACTGTCAGTGTTCGTACCCAGAATGAAAAAAGATACATATCTTAAGAAAGTAAGTATCGAATAAGATATTACTTCTTAGTATGCCATCTTGGGCTTGCTGTAGCACGTGCTAACCCTGTGTTCATGATTGCTGCAGCAGCCCTCACCTCTGCATTTGAATCAAATAATGTGAGGGGTAAGTTCTTAAAGATATGTGAGTGATCGTAGCACTGTACAAAGTTATCATTACTATTAGTTGTTAACGTAACAGTTGCATCAGCAGCAGTAACTGTGCCTGAACCTGCAGCAACACCCGGTAAAGTAATGTTTGCAGTAAATTGTAACCCAGTTAACAATTTACCAAATAGCTTAGTTATTTCTGTTACCTGATATTCAACAGGAGCAGTAACGTGTTGTAAGTATGTTTCACCTTCAACCGATAACCCACCACCTACAATAACGTTATAGTTAACACCTAAACTATTATCAATATAAACTTGTCTTTGACGTTTATTGCGTAATCTTAATATTTCAGCAGATATATTAATAGTCTTTGCATCAATATTAATTTCATTTTCACTACCTAAATTGATTTGTTCACCGGCAATATTGGTAATAGTACCTGTAATGTTTGTACTACCTAATGATTTTAAATTTAAACCACCAGCACCTACCATTACATTAAACCTATTACATACATTTAAAGAGTAGTTACCGCCAGGTAAGTCCTGTACATGAACATATTCAACTAATGGACTTTCTTTATAGTTAACAAAAGTACCAAACTCATCAATTAGCATTTCATTAGTTAACATCTTACCGGCACCGTCATATCTAAAGCTACCGAAATTGTTAACAGCTAATCCTATTGTTTCAACTTTATGTTTAGCAATATTAATTATTTCACTACCACCTGGTCCTAATTGAGCTTCAATAGATGCTAACGTTGACATATTAGCTTCAATTAAAGTTTGTAGTAATTGTTTATTTGGATCAGGAGTCCATACACCGTCCTGTGATGATGTACTTAACCCTGGACCACCTAATCCCCAAATTGTTTGTGAGTCTACAACGTACCTATCTGCTGCAATTAATGATCCTGGTGTAAAGATAGGTTGCGGTATAACCGGCATTGGTAATATGTCAAAAATTTCCGGTTCATTTATTAAAGAATCAGATATGCTTAATTTACCACTGCCAATTGATACTGTAGCGTATACAGCAGTTTCATTAACACAACTATAAATGTCTGTACCATCTAATGCTGGGTGCGGTGCATATTCACCAGCTTGTACTTGCATTAAACTATTTCTTTTTATTACAATATTACCTAAATGATCGGTAACGTTATCGGCAAACGTTCTTTGTATTTCAAACAACTGTTTATTGTCTTGAATAGGTGCATATGTTTGTTGCCATTGCTGAAAAAGATCTGCATTTAACTGACCAACCTTCTTATACTTGTCTCTTAAAATGTTTTCATCTAAACTCTTACCAACATACTCGTTTTTAAAACCTCTAACTGTTTCATATTGATCATTTAATACTAACTTTTGATCATTCTTAGTAGCTAATTCAATGTTAGCTTGATTGTTAAACTCTTTAAATGAACCTGAATAATGTGTAAACTTTAAATTCTCTTTTAAGTCGGTATTAACAATTTCAATGCTACCGCCTTTTTGATTTAAAACGTATTTGTTTCTATATGTTTCAACATTTACATTATAGTCAGTATTAGCACCTGTTTTGTTTTCAAACGTACCAGGGTAATCACCGCTTTCAAATATACCTGACCAATCATCAACCCCGTACACGGTAGCAAAGTAAACCGGTGATATAGGATTGCCTTCCCTAAAGAACACCCAAACGTGACTACCTACCGTTGGTACACTAAATGAACCTTTAGCTCTATTTGAATATGTGGAAGGTACATATTGATAAGCTAACGGATTGGGTCTATTAATATTATCACTTGCATTAACAAATGCATCAGTTAGTCTATAAGATTCCTGTTCATAGAAAGAACCTGGTTTGCCAGGGGTATCTGCTGCTGAATTTGTAGATTGAGAAAACGAACTATAGAAATTTGCATCAGAAATGTTAGCAAAATTGTTATAATCATTGAACCTGCCACTGCCACTTTCACCGATCAAAGGTGCAGCACATTGTGCCCATGGTAATATAAGCTTCAACTCTTCTAAAATGCTTGTAACGTGTTGACTGTTTGATCCCCCTGAAAGAGCTTGTGACAGGACAGAATTAATATTAGCTCCCATAAACTTGAATGACTTGTTCGTGGAGTTATTAATCCATTGATTGTATACTGTAGGTGATATATGTGGTACAAAAACTTTTACTTTACCTGCTTGATCAGGATCGTTATTCTGTATTACTATACCAATATAATTACCGTAATATTTTTTCATATTAACAATTTAAAGATAAATTTTGTAAACTTGACATTGTTGAGTTATGTGCTGCTACTGTAGCAGAATTGCTAACTGAACTTAAAGCAAAAGATGATGCAGAAGATATTGCACTATTTGTAGCATTACCTATAAATGAATTTAATTGGTTAACATCTTCTGATAATGTTTTAGCAACACTATTAGTAATACCTGAAACACTTACACTATTAGCTGCCTGGTTAATGCTTGCTTGTAAATTTACTGTTTCGACTAACTGTGTAAAGCTATCAGATATTGAACCAATTTCACAGTTAATGAAAGCATTAACTGCTGCGTACTCTTTACTTAACAGACTAGATATGCCATTAAATTTGTTAAGAAATAACTGCGGTAAACTTTTAAATGAAGTTGATAAGCTTTGTACTTGCTTTAAACTTATAGGCAACTTGCCTGTTATTTGTCCTAAAGCATTGTTTACTACCCCGGTTACTAACGTTTTAATGCTATTTGCAGAGTTTTGAAATGCTGCATTAACATTACTAATTTGTGTTTTTAACGAAAAATTTTGCAATACAGAAGGCGTAATTGCTTGTAACTGTTTAGGTAATTGCGGCAGAACTGGGTTATTGGCTAACTTAGATAAACATGACATATTAATATTTAACACTATATTGATTTTATCAAAGTGGTATTATAATAAGATATGGATCATAAAATATTAGTTTCACATGAGTCTCCTATAACCATTTTACAGGACTCGAAGAGTTATAATGACTACGATTATGCTTTGGTGCACTTATTTACTAGTCATCCAAACTATTACGAATTTTTTAAACAGTCATTATTAGAAGGTAGACAAGTACTACTCGATAATAGTATATTTGAGTTAGGTAAAGCTTTTGATGCTGATCAATATGCTAAGTATGTGAAAGAATTAAACCCTTCGTTCTATATTGTTCCAGATGTTTTAGAGGATGGTTACGCTACGGTAAAGAGTTTTAGTGACTTTGTAGGTAAATATCCTGACTTACCAGGGCTTAAGATAGGTGCAGTGCAGGGTAGAACTTATGATGAAATTGTAGACTGTTACAAGTATATGTCTGAGTACTCAGATTATGTAGCAATTAGTTTTGACTTTTCTTACTATCTTATTTCTGGGCGTGGTAAGAACAAACTTGAAAGATGGTGTTATGGGCGTCAAAAGTTAATCAAAGATCTTATTGACGACGGGGTATGGAATTGGAGTAAGCCACATCACTTACTGGGATGTTCCTTAGCTAAAGAGTTTAGATACTACGTTGATGAAGAGATCACTAATATTAGAAGCTGTGATAC